TTATCAACTCTGTTGCTGAGGGTTGAAGAAGCCCAAGGCAGTCGCGCAACTACCAAGAACAAGTCGCAACCAACAACAACCCTATTAAAAATCTAATTGATGGCCAACGCCCCAAAGATTTTTCTCGATTTTTATAAAAAAATCGTAGACCGGGTATTCATCCCGGATATTACTCCCCAGACTATTCCGCATCTCAAATCCTTATCCGATGCTTTGTACCCGATCGTCACTTTTATGCTTCGTACTAGGTTCGAATCTTCGGGGCCGAAGAAAAGCAGCAAAGTAAACGGAACAACTAAAAAGGTTCCGTTACTGCCCCATTCTTCCGATTTAGCTTCCGTTTCAGAGATGACTGGTATCCCAACACCAGGCATCAAAAAAAAGAAAGTAAAAGAGGCGCCCGCCGATCCGTTACATATTATTAAAGCGTTTAAGTTACTCGAGTTTATGATCGTTTCTGGTAAGCCTTTCAACTTTACCGAGTTGGATTTGCTTGACGTTGGACACTTCCGAAGTCTATTCGTAGGCGCCGCAGATAGCCTGACAGCACTGCTTTTAAGCGTCCGCAACCTTAGCAGTAGAGATGCTCAGAAACTTCTGACTCAAATACTGTCTTTGGTATGCGTCTACCGTAGCTTCAAAGTTAAAGCGAAAGCTTCCGATTCCACCATTACCGGTGCATACAGTGGCGACGTCCCACTGAATGAGGTAATTTTGAAATACTTTTCCAACGAACGAATAGACTCGTTCCTTAAAAAGGTGATTGATAAATCAAAATTGGGGAATTTTGATGAACTCTTCATCTATTCTGGGAACTCCGCCTCTCCGAACGGGGGTCACAGTTCGCTTAACTATTTAGCCGACGTCGCAGCACTGATGAATGATCCCCGACTCCTGGGGGCCATTCTTAATCTAATTAAATATTTTAAATTCGGTCAAGAGTTGCGTAATATCGTCGATATTTTGATGGCCAACATCGAATACGATAACGATTACAGAAAAGGGAAGATACATTCGCGATTCGTAACATTTACAGCCCCCGGAGGTAAGTCAAGGATAATTGTAGTAGCTGATTGGTTATCGCAGACAGCGCTATCTGCGATACATAAAACCCAATTCAGAATACTGCAAATGATTCCTTCTGACAGAACCTTTGATCACAAATCGGGGATGAATCTTTACGATCCGAACGCCCGCTGTTATCACTCGGTCGACTTATCCGCCGCTACTGATAGGATGCCGAGGCTATTACAGCAACGGTTGAT